TCAAGCTGCGGGAGCAGCTCCAGTTCCACCACCAGTTCCACCACCGGGAGCAGCTCCAGTTCCACCACCAATTCCACCACCGGGAGCAGCTCCAGTTCCAGATGCAAGTGCTCCACCTCCACCTGTAACTCCTGCTCCAGCAGCAGCGGGTGCTCCTGCTCCACCAATGCAAACTGAATACAAAATCTTTAAACAAAACCTTGAACGTGCAGAAGGTTTGGTTAAAGCATTGCGTAGCAAGCAAGAAAATGGAAACATGTTGTTTTTGAAAGAAGCTTATGAAAAGCAACTTTTTTCACTTTATAACAACTTGCTTGGTTTAAAGGCAAAAAATGCAATATCCCCTAGACTATTTTCTTTCAATGAAGACAGATTGGGATTGCTATATGAAAATCTGAACGTAATCACTAGTTATAAGCAAAATCCATTAACAAAGGGTAATATCATGGCAAAGAATAATTCATTGAAAGATTTAGTTAAATCACTTTTTGAAGGTGCCGAAGGTTTTGAAGTAAAGGCACCAAATAAAATTGATCCCGCTGGAGATTCAACAGGTATCGACGACGAGCACCCTAAAAGTCATTCTGGTAATCCAAAAGGTATCAGAGTAGAAGCTGAAGATGCTCCATTCAGAACTAAGGAAAAGAAAGATTGGCCCGGTAAGCCATCACCAGAATCTCTTCTAGAACAACTAGAAGAAGAAATCGGTGAGCTTATGGCCGAAATGGAACGGGATACTGATGGAATGAGCGAAGATAGCAATCCATCAGACGAAGTTGTTCTTGAGATTTCAGACAATGAAGTAATATCTGAAGCTCGTAAGGCTCGCTCTCGTCTTAAGGCTCTTCGTGAACAAGCAGAAGACAGCCTTTCACTCACCATCGATCTTGATGGTGTATCTGGTTCGTCGGTCAGCAACGTTAACGTTTCACTTGACGGTGAAGAACTTGAAGTTGACATGGAAGACGGCGAGGAAGGTGAACTTGAAATCGGCATGGAAGACGTTGAAGAGCCAGAAGAAGAAATGAAAGGCGACGACGACGTTGAAGAGCCAGAAGAAGAAATGAAAGGCGACGACGACGTTGAAGAGCCAGAAGAAGAAGAACTTCAAGAATCTCGTAGAATTGTTCGCAGAGCTATTAATGAAACCAAAACTCTTCGTGGACAGCTTCACGAGACACAACTATTAACAGCTCGTTCATTGTATGTAAATAAGCTTTTCGTGAGGGACGAATTGACCGGGACACAAAAACGCAAAATCGTTGAGTATCTCGACAGTGCCAACACATTGGGAGAAGCAAAGGAAATCTACAATCGTATTGTACGTGTACTGGATGCTGGAAAGAAAAACGGTGAGATGATGAATGAATCATCAAACCGTCCAGCACGAATGCTAGTAGAATCTGTAGAGCCAAGCTTCGACACTGCACGCTGGCAAATTCTTGCTGGTGTGCGGAGAAACACAAAGTAGCACATAGTTAGAGATAAGATACCATATTAGGTACTAGAAAACAACGAATAAGGAGATTTTAAATGTCAAAGTTTACATATGCACAACTAATGGAAGGTGTTCAACGCACCGTAGCAACAGCCGCTGACGACCGTATGGTTAGTAAGTGGTCCCGCACCGGTCTTCTTGAAGGTCTTTCAACCGCAGGCAAGCAAAAAATGGCTCGCCTTCTCGAAAACCAAGCAGTAGAAGTTCTCAAGGGTGGTTCGTCAATGCTTAATGAAAACCTTTCACTTTCAACCGGTGGTGCATCACTTGCATCATCTGGTCAAGTGGCAGGTTTCACAAACGTAGCATTCCCAATCGTTCGCCGTGTATTCGCTGGCCTCGTTGCCAACGAAATCGTATCGGTACAACCAATGTCGCTCCCAAGCGGCCTCTTGTTCTACCTTGATTACACCTACGGTTCATATGTTGGTGGTGATGCAGGCACATCTGGCAACCAATACGCAGTTGGTTCAGACCCCGGTGCAGCAACTTACGCCCGTGGCCAATCAATATACACCAACCCATCCGGTTCAGTAATCCGCACAAGCGGTTCACTCGCCGCTGGTGGTCAATATAACCTCATTGGCTCAGGCTACTCAAAGGTTCACGTACAAGGCCAACTCCCAACAGGAGTGATTGCTCTCGGTCAATGGAACGATGGATCAACATGGGTAACTCAATCGGCAGTTACATCCGGCGCAGCTTTCGTTGGTTACAACGCACGCTTTGTGGATTATGATCCAACACTTTCAACAGACGTTGAAGCAGCACAACTTGATTATACCTTCATGGTAGTAACAGCTTCTGCTCTTACAACAGCAATCAATGGTGCGGATCTCACCTCGGTCGAACAAATCGCAGTAACCGGTCTTGGTACTGCAACCGCAACCTTTACGGCACCTCCACAAAAATACCAACAAGGTGAAGCAGTTCTTAACTTCCGTCGCTTTACCAAGCGTGGAAACTGGACCTCTGCTGGTGCGAGCTCAACCTTTACACCAGATCCATTCAACGGCTCACACCTTCTCTTTGTGCTGGGCCTTGCGAACGCACAATCTGTTGCCGCAGTATCTCTTGGTAACGTAGCAACGCAAATAACAGCTTCGTCTCCAATCGCTGATCAACTTTCAGTAAATGCAGACGGTTCAGCTCTCACCATTCCAAGCTTCGAATCTAACTTCGCTGTAGATGCATCACCACGCATCCCAGACGTAGATATCAAGATCGATTCAGTGGCAGTGACAGCAACAACCCGTAAGCTCCGTGCTCGCTGGTCACCAGAAATGGCTCAAGACCTCACAGCATTCTACTCAATCGACGTAGAAGCAGAGCTCACAAACATTCTCTCCGAGATGATCACCCTCGATATCGACCGTGAAATTCTCAACGACCTACTCACACAAGCTCAAGCAGCTAACTACTTCTGGAGCCGTGCCCCCGGTCGCTTCGTCAACAAGTACACTGGTACCGAAGTTGCTCGTACAAACACCGTTTATCCCGGTCCACAGTTCACAGGCACCGTCCGTGAATGGTACGAAACACTTATCGAAACCATCACAGACGCAGCAAACGTCATCCACAAGAAGACCCTTCGTGGATCTGGTAACTTCATCGTGTGCTCACCAGAAGTGGGTACAATCCTTGAAGCAACAGTTGCTTACCGTGCCAACTACAAAATCGACGGTGACGGCCAAGTTCGTGACAACATGAGCATCGGCGCAGAAGCAGTCGGTACCGTAAACGGTCGCTACTCAGTGTTCGTTGACCCATACTTCCCAGTAAACAAGATCCTTCTCGGTCTTAAGGGTTCAACCTTCCTTGAAAGCGGTTATATCTACGCTCCATACGTGCCACTAATCCTCACCCCCGTTATCTACGGCCAAGAGGACTTCACCCCACGTAAGGGCATCATGACCCGTTACGGCAAGAAGATGGTTCGTGCGGACTTCTATGCAACCGTAACCTGTCTCGATATGAGCATCATCTGATTTGCCCTAGAAAACTAGGATAATAAAGAAGGAGCGGGTTAAAAAACCCGCTCCTTCTGCATTTTAGAGATCAGAAAAATAAACAACCTATTGCTGAATGCTGAAAGACTTTGCGAGTTCGTGCAGAAACGTTAGTAGATAGATAATACAATCACTCTAGCTTAACTTTGGCCCTTCTTTTTCATTAGATATGCTTGAAGTTCTCTCTTTCTTTCAGCTTTCTCAATTTGTTTTTGACTTTCATAATCCTGTTCGTCTTGGTACCGGCTCATGAATTCATCATCATCTAATACGCTATAGTCTTCTGGACCTTCTATATCAACCTTTTTTTCTTTTGCTATTTCTACTGCAATATCCCGAATTTTTGGATAATTCTGAAATATTTCTTCATTGTCATTGACTATATAATCGACGACATCTTTTGGGTTTAGGTTGTTAGAATCTATTAGTCTAATAATATCTTCTGTTTTGTTCGGTCTGTACTGATCCATAAGTTCATCATAAACTATTTTTTCCCAATCGTCACTCCATTGTTCATATTCTTCTTCTAACAAAACTTGTTTGATCGATTCACGAATCAATTGTTTCAACTGTTTCAACTGTTTTACTGTATTACGCATTATATTTTCTCTTATGGATTTACAGTAATTATCTAGAAGACTGATTTTTTTAAGGGCTGATTTTTTTCTTTTGAGTTGGAGGCCGTGCTGACTCTGCAACAACTACTGGTGCAGTTTCTGTTTGCGAAACTGCCGGGGCAGCTTGTTCCGTTTTAAAATTTTCTAAAGCAACCGCAAGTTCCTTTACAGAAGCTTGTAGGTTTTGTGCTTGTAAGACTTGTATTTGTTTTTGCAAATCAAGTACAACTTCTTCTAGGGTCTTGATTTTGCCTTCTATTGATTCCAAAGACTCTGTTGTGAGATCCCCAATAATTTTGATATGTTGTTTACCACCTGAGCCTGCGTATGTACCTTCTAGTGTTGCTTTCATTTAATAAAATCCTTTCTTCTTGCTATCTTATATATATAAGAAAACAAATTGTTCATATTTAACATTTAGAGAGAAATATAATGATAAATTTCTTAAAAGAAGGCGGAAATGTTTTCAAGGATAAGAAAACAGGTAAAGAACTTACGCAAAGAATTAATCAACAAGATGTGCTACCAACAGTTCAATGGTTAGAACAGCAAACAGGTTTAAATCTTGTTGATAACATGCTTGGAACAACGGGCAAGAAAGCCACCAGTGGAGACTTAGATCTTGGTGTTGATGAAAATCAAATCTCTAAAGATGAACTCGTTACAAAACTTCTTATAATTAAAGGTATTGGTAAAGATGATGTTAAGAAAGGTGGAAATAATGTCCACTTAAAAACACCTATTGCTGGAGATCCTTCTAATGGATTCGTTCAAACAGACTTTATGTTTGGAGATCCAGAATGGATGAAGTTCTCTATGCAGGGTGGAGGGCACAACTCACCTTATCGTGGAACACACAAACATATTCTTCTTGCAAGTATTGCCAAGGCAACAAAATCAAAAGAACATCCAGAAGGTATGAAATGGTCATATCTAAATGGTCTTATGGATAGAGCAACAGATAAAACTATTTCAAAAGATCCAGATACTATAGCTAAAATCTTGCTTGGACCCAACGGTTCAAAATCAGCTCTTTCTAATGTTGAAACAATTGTTAATGCGATTAAGGATCGCCCAGAGTTTGATGAGCTTGTTGCGGAAGCAAATGAAACTTTTGCAAAAGATAAGTCACATCCTGTTCCTCCTGTAACAAGAATGTTGCAAGAAGGTTTGGAAAATCGTATACAGCATCCAGAAGACATGATTTACTGGGAAGGTTCAAGAGGGGCACAGAAGGCTATAAACGGCTTATTAGAGCTCGCAGAGAATGCAACCAGTACAACTACTGTTAAATGGGATGGATCGCCTGCAATCGTTTTTGGTATTGATAAAGACGATAAATTTATTTTAACTGACAAAGGTGGTTTTACAGTTAAGAGTTACAAGGGCAGAGCAGAATCTCAAGAAGAACTTGAAAGTATGATTAAAGCCCGTGGAGAAAAAGCGGGTAAAGATTATTCTGAATTTGCTTCTAGTTTGTCTGGTATATTTGAGCCTTTTAAAACAGCTTTAAAACAAATAGACAAAGAATCAGGACAAGGAGTATTTTTTAAAGGCGATCTTCTTTACATGAGAAAGCCAACCTTGGTTGATGGTCAATTTGAATTCAAACCAAACGTTGTAACATATAGAGTTCCTGCCGAATCAGAATTAGGTAAAAAGATTGCAAATAGTACAATAGGAGTTGTGCTACATGGAATTATAAAGGAAGAAGCAGATGGTAGCACAACAGAAGAATCTTTGGAAGATATAACAAGTTATTTCCATGGGGATTTATCTTCTGGTGGATTGTCTGCTGGACCTGTATTGATTTTTGCCCCAGTTTTTGTAAACGATGTTCCAAAGTTCGAATTGGAAATGGTAAAAAAAGCAGAGGATTTGCAAGAAAAGATTGAAAGTTCTTCAGCAAGCATTGATTCTGTTTTGGACGATTCAGAACTAACCGCAAAAAAAATGAAAGATTTGCCTGATGTCTTATATTCGTATACAAACTCAAAAGCAGATAATTTTTCAACTGTTTCTTCTAACGATTTTAAGTCTTTTATAGAAAACAATCAAAAACTTTCCAAGTCAAAAATAACCAGCATTCTTGCTTACATCGAAAGCAAGCAAAATGGTTTCAGAATTCTTTTTCAAATTGTTAAAGAAATAGAACAACTCAAAAATGAGCTTGTGTCACAGTTTGACAGGCAAAGCACAGCCGTAAAAGCTTTTATCGGATCAACTCCCGGCGGCGAAGGTTATGTTGTCAAAGGATCATCTGGGCTTATTAAATTGGTTAATCGGGGTGGATTTACTGCCGCTAACCGTGCTTTGATACGTGAAGAAAAAACAGACAGGTTAAAAGCTATGAAAAAAATTGGATATTATCCCGGTTCATTTAAACCTTTTCATCGTGGACATTATGAAAGTATTTTAGATGCTAAAAACAAGGTTGATGAACTAAATGTGATTGCATCAGCTAGCGACAGAGTTCGTCCCGGTGAATTTCCTCTAAGTGGTCAAGTTTCAAAAGATTATCTGGAAAAATATATCAAACCAGCACTTAAAGAAGAAGGTATAAATCTTATCATTTCTACCGGCTCTCCAGTTACAGATGTTTTTGAATTGATTGAAGAGCAATCTACTCAAGATATTTTTGTTTACTTGTTTGCTGGTCCAGATGATTTAGATAGATTTAGGCCAGACTCCATAAAAAGAACTTTCCCAAAACTATCTAAAAAGCAAAGAATAAAGGTTGAACCAACCAAAGTTATTATGGGTGGAGATGGAGAAGAGCGTATTTCTGGAACAGCTACAAGACAAGCATTAGAAGACAATGATCTTAGCGGTTTCAAGGCAATGCTTCCAAACATTCCTTCTGTTCAGAAAGATGCAAAAAAGATTATGAATGCTTTTAAGACAGCAGGCAAAAAAATTGCCGAAGAAGAAGCAGCAAAAGCAGCAGCAAAAGCAGCAGCAAAAAAAACCAAAAGCAAAACTATAAAAAAAGAATCTGTATTGTTTGAATTTATTGTGTTGCTATTAAAAGAGCAAATAATTTTGAACAAAAAATGAAAGTTTCTAAATCACGTATTACTTATATGCATGGCTGGATGCCAAAGGAGAATTTAAAATGAAAGTTACTGTAGGACAACTCAAGACATTGATTCGGGAAGCAGCAGCAGAAGCTATGGAAGAAATGGGTGATGGCCATGATCCTTCTTTGGAAGAAGACGTTATGGAAGAAGACACACTTCATGAAGCAGTTACCCGTGCATTCCGTGCTGGTTATCAACGTGGAGTCAAAGCTGCAACAGCCCGTTACCGCCGCCGCTGAACAACAATCAATAATAAAAGACTTGCATGATGTAACAATCTGCAAGTCTTTTTCTTTTTCAGTGTGCTTTAATCAAACGTGAACTGATTTTTAGATGTTTCCCAAATTTTCTGTTCAAATCTGGGTCAAATTTTAAACTTTTTACAGCCTCAACATTTAGACGACTGTCATCAAAAAACTCAATGTGTGGAATGTTTTCAGACAACATGGCTTGTTTGATCCATTCACTTTTTAGTTCTGGTTTTGATCCAGACAAAGTTATAACAGGAATATCAATACCAAGCGATTTAAGAAACGCTTTAATGTTTTCGTTTGCGTCATGGCCTCTTGCTGTAAGAATAACAGCAGGAAAAGATGATTCTTTTCTTAGCTTGCTCACAACTTTACGTAAGATTTCAAAAGTAAAATCAATGATTTTTGGATCTCTTACTTCGGCAAACTCTCGATAATCATATTTGTATTCTTTTTCTGGATGTTTTTCAAACACAGCATATTCAGCTGGAGTGATTGCATATTCTTCGCCTAGTTGTTCTCCAGTTTCTTTATCGTATTCACTTACCCAAACTCTTGAGCTCGTTTTGGCTAGAGTATCGTCAAAGTCAAACACACGTAGCGTTTTTAAACCAGTACGTCCAGACACAACACCTAAATTTTCTAACTCCTCTAAGATCAATATTTTAATAGCGTTATATACTTCACGTTTCATATCAAGCCCTGTACTTATACATAAGTATATGAGTACATTTAATACAACTCTAAAACCTACGTCATTTGGTTTTTACGACAAGTACCAACTGTTCCAGCAAGATGCTGATAATATGGTTACGTTCGTTCTTAGGTTTCTTGGAGAAGACGTTTTATCTGTTGAACTAACCAAGCGTCAAATCTGGGATAACTTCGAACAAGCTACCCGTGAGTTCAATGGTAAAATGATTGAATACCAAAACGTATCCAATCTTTCAAATCTTCTTGGTTCTCCAACAGGTAGTATCGATGTTAATGGCAACCCTTCCATTAACGTTACCGACATGTACGTTCAGCCAAACTTAGAATATTTGTTAACTCTTGCTGCTCCATATGCAGGTGTTGTAGGCTACGCCCAAGATGAGCAAACGTATCTTGGTTATATTACCATGGTTAACACCAAACAAGAATACGATTTATATAATGATCTTGTTGATAAGAATGGAACTCCAATATGGAATCTACAACCAAGTGGTTCTGTTGGAAGTATGCAAGTTGTTGAAGTGTTTCACAATGCTCCTGTGCAATATGTCTTCAACTCAAACCTTGCAAGTAACTTCGTAGCAACAGGTCTTCCTGTAGAGTCTTATATCCCAGACACACGCTTTTATGTTCTTCCATTGTTTGAAGACGTATTGAGAGCAGGAATGTTGGAAGCAGCACAAAGAGTTCGTAGATCACATTACAGTTACAAGATTTCTGGACGTAGTATTAGAATATATCCAACACCAAACAGTCTTGTTCCCGGTTACAACAACCGTGTTTGGATTCGTGTTAGATTTACCAGACAACCTTTTCCAACACTTGCTAATAGTATTGTTAACAGTGGTTCTGCTTATTCACCAGTTGGCTCTGGTTCTGCTGGATCATATGAGCAAGATAAGATTTACGGGGTCAACGGTCCATTTACAGCGCCGTTTGGGCCATTGAACTATAACAGTTTGAATATGTGGTGCAGAAACTGGATTGCACAAATGACTTTAGCTCTATGCACAATCCAGCTTGGACGTATACGCAGCAAGTTTAAGAACTTTCCTGTTCCCGGTGCTGATCTTCAGCTTAACGGCGATGATCTTGTTTCTAGTGGTAAAGAAGACAAAGAAAAGCTTATGACAAGCTTGAAAGAAACTTTGGACAACTTGACTTATGACAAAATCGCAGAACGTGAAGCTGCCAAAGCAGAAAACGCTGTAAAACAACTAGCATTTATACCTATGCCACCAAAATATTGCATTGGCGTATTTTAGCCTGTAAAACTTCCCCTCTTCACTACTCAGGATAAATCATGGCAAGACTATTCATTGGTCCAAGAGAAGTTCAGTTTATAAATGATTTGACCAAGGAGGTCATAAAAGATGTTGCTGGTCAAGTTATTCACTACTTTCCTGTTTCAGCCATCAAAAGCTCAGTACATAAGGTGTACAACGAATCAGTGCAAAAGATTTTTGAGAATCCCATATCGATTCCTGCTCTTGTTGGGATGCCAGAATATACAAGCAAAACAACAAACTTTGGTCCAGATATCGAAGCTAGGATTGAAGTATTGATTCAATACAAAGATTTACAAGATCGAAAGATCGTATTGAGCGAAGGTGATTTCTTTTCGTATGACGATATGTTTTATGAAGTACTTACCGTTGTCAACGTTGGCAAAAATATTTTTGGTTTAGCTGAATATAACACAGCATGGAAGATTACAGCACGTTCTGCACGACTTAATCAAATGGATGTACCCAACCTTCCCGATCCTAGACTTGCCCCAGAAGACATTCAAGTTACGTTTCAGCAGCAACGTGGTTTGCCATTAATGAATGATGGAAAAGAAACTGGAGACGTTCGTGAAATGAGAGAACGTCTCGGACAAGATATGGCTCCTATTGCTCTTGGAACAGGCCAACGTTCTGTTGAACCAAACGTAGGCGAAGAAGGTAACTTTATTGAAGGAGAAACTCCAAGCTTTAACAACGATCCGCTGCCTCCCAAAAAAGGAATATATGATGAATGATGTTGTCTAGTTATATTGCATGACAACACGTTACAACATTCCATATCAAGAAGGTAAAGCTCAGTTAGATACTGGCTATGATCTTCAAAACAACGATCCTTCAACATTTTACATACCTTCATGTGGCATTGAAGACGTTGATGCAGCTATGCACGCTTTGTTCGACAAAGATATACCGTTTAAAACGTATCAAGCAAACACAACTTATGAAAAAGAAATCAACTTAAAAAAACCATTTGTTGTGTTGGCAACAGGTGAAAGATTTGCTCTTGCAAAGCGTTTAAAGCCTTTTAGAGATCGAGCGGGTGTATTACTACTTCCAGCTATATCAATCCGCAGAACAACTATTGAACAAGCTTCTGGTGACACATTTGTTGGAGAGCTTACAATCAAACGTAGATTAGATGCATCTGATAAAGATTACCAATCACTTATCAATCGCTTGCTTTTAAAAAACGTTCCCAATCCTCCTGATACAACAAGAGGCAATAAAGGTGAAAACCAAAATGATCCTTCTATTCGTGAAGGAATGCTTTTAGACAACAAAACAAATCGTTTAAGAGCCGATCACATCTATGAGATTATCGCAATACCTTTTCCACAGTTTTTTACGGTGACTTATGAGATTGTGTTTTGGACCAACTACACGCAACATATGAACTATTTGCTGGAAACAATGCTTGCAAGTCAGATTGTTCCCGGCAAAGGTTTTTATCTTAAAAGCGACAAAGGTTATTGGTTTTCTGCAACAGTTGACAGCGGTCTTACTGCTCAAGATAACTTTGACGATATTACCGATCAAGAAAGATTAATCAAGTACAGCTTTAACGTAACCGTTAGAGGTTATTTGTTGGCTCCGTCTGGCCCCGGACAAAAAGTTCCATTTAAACGTTATCTTTCGAACGTCAACATATCTTTTGAAACATATATCGCAGATGGAAATGTGTTAGAACAACCAGCTATCAATCAATATAATGAAACCAAAAATGATTTCACAAAAGAAAATCCTTATGTGTTAACTGATATTGAGCAAGACCCAACAACCAAGCAAAAACCAACCGAACAAGAAAAGCTGATATTTGAACGAGTATATCGTGATCCAACAAATCAAAACGTTAAGCAAACAAAGTACGTGAAACAAATGTCTAACAATCAAAAACAAGGCGAAACAGTTTATACAGCTTCTGACCAACAAGCTTTGTTTGATTTCTTTGTTGATAACGAGTGAAACGGTGTCCTCACAGGTAAACAGGTTTTCGGTATCTATTTATGCCGTAGAACTTTAACCATAAAGTGAGGACAACATTATGCCAGAAACAGTTTTAAAAGCCCCAAATTACTTTGATCGTGAGTTTGACTTAACTGAACGAACGATTCCTGTGGGTGGAACTCCTGCAACCGTTATTGGTGGAGCAGAAAGAGGCCCAGCATTCGTACCAGTAACACTTGGTAGCTACACAGATTTTGTTAATAAGTTTGGTGATGTAAATCCAAAATTTGTTGGCTCATATGGAGCCAAAGCATTTTTGGATGCAAAAGGAAGTGAACTTGCATCTGTCAACTATATACGTATTCTTGGATGTGGTGCAAACAATACCTCGGTAGATATATCAACAACAGAAGCAGAAGGCACTGTTACAAATGCTGGTATGCAAGTTGTTGGAAACGGTACCGTGTTCGCTTCTGGGGCTCTTCAAGGACGTGTACAGTTTCTTGTTGGCAAACACGCAGTACAAACAAACGAAGTGTTTGGTATGCCAGACTTTACCAACAACTCCAGCTATAACGTAAGTGGTTTCGGTGTAGACAATGATACCGTAAATCTTGTTCGTGCAGTTTTGTTCACAACCCCGGATTCACGCTTTCTTGTGTTGAGTGGTGCAGTTGATGCTGGTGGTGTATTCAACCCAACAGCTTATTTGTCTGCATTAGGCACCAATGAAGCGGCTCAAGTTGGTACCGAAGGACCAATGTCAGGTTTGTTTAAACTAGTTTTATCATGCTCTGCTGGTTCAAGCTTTGCTTCTGATGATGGTGTGGCTGGCCTTAAGATCTTTTCAGCTTCGCTCGATCCAACTTCAACACAATATGTTGGCAAGCTTTTAAACACAAACCCAGAAGATTTTGCATCAAAAAAACACTTGCTGTATTTGGATTACGCAGTTGATGCCGAGGTAGCCGCATTGTCGGCAAGTAACTCGGTTGCAACAGTTGCAGTGTTGTCGGGTTCCAGTAACACAAACAGTTTCGGCCACACATTTGGTAGAGCATTTGGTTTTTTCAACACACGTTTTAAAACACCAAAAACTTCATACTTTATCTCGCAACCATTTGGTGGAATTGAATATGATTTGTTTTATGTTGAAAGTCGTGACGATGGTGCGTTTGCCAACAGCAAATACAAAATCAGCATATCAAATATTCAAGCTTCAACAAATCCATCAACCAAATATGGATCGTTCACTTTGTCTGTGAGAGCATTCAATGACACAGACGCAGAACCTCAAATCCTTGAACAGTTCAACAATCTTTCTCTTGATCCAGCCAGTGCCAATTACGTGGCAAGAGCAATTGGTGACAAGCGTACTCAATTCAACTTCGATGCAGTCGATTCAGATGATCGTGGAGT